AGATTCATAAGTTTATCATTTTGATAAATTTCAAACTTGTTTGGTTTGATACCACGAATGACTTTGTACTGGACTGAACCAATAGAAAACTCAACCTCTACCATTGCACCACCATTATTGATGGAGTTTATCAATTGGTTTTTACTGATGTTTCTAAATGGTTTACCAAACAAGCCAAAACACAACGCATCTAAAATGGTAGATTTACCAGCACCATTCTCACCAATGATAAGTGTTGTTGGGTTTCTGTCTAATTGAATTTCTGTAGGTTGATTACCAGTTGAAAGAAAGTTCTTCCAACGCACATATTTAAAATTAATCATATTTGTAAGTCTTGAGCTTCCGTATATAGTTCTCTTTGTATATTCTTGAGTCTTCCTTTAGACAGGGAAGTATCTAACTCATCAATGTACATACTGAGTAATGTCATAGTATCCTGTGTGTTTTCAACAATATCATCTGATACTGAGTTTGCATCCAAGTCAGAAAAATCTTCTATAATTTTGACTTCGTGGCAGTCTGCTTGTAACAATTTATCAACAAACTGGTCAAATTGATACAAATCTTTCTTATTTACGACAATAACTTTAACATAATTATCTTTATACTGTGTTATGTCGTGTTGTTTATAGTCTGTGTCGGTATCGTTATAGTATATCTTTTTATGAATTGTTCTTGGATTTAAAATTCGTTCCAATTCCCTTGTCTCAGTGTCAAAAACATGAAATCCTTTTCTATCCTCACAGTCATTCCAATATAATTCATATGGAGAACCCAAGTAATAAATGTGACCATCATCTGACTTGACATGGAAATGGCCACTGAAAACAGTATCAAATTTTCTAAAAAGATTCTTATCATATCCATGTTCGTTTTTCACTCCTCGAATCATTTCAAAACCTTGAACCTCAAGGTGACCCATTGCAACTGGAGCTTTAGTTTGTTCCATAGTCTGCAAAGTCTGTGCATGGTTTGATGCATTAATCCAAGGTATAAACAAAATAGGTAAGTTGTCAAAAGTAACCTCTGTTGCCTCTGGATAGATGTAAACATTATTATATCTATCACCAACTAGTTCAGTAACAGAATTAACTTCGTTTGTATTCTTAAAATATGTGTCATGGTTACCAACCATAACGTGTAGTTCTATACCAAGGTCAACAAACGGTTGTATAAATTTTTCACGAACATCTTTAGCTATTCTATATGAGATATACTTACGCCTATCCATAATATCACCCATATGAATACAGTGTGTGATATTGTTTTCTTTTAGGTATGGAAAGAACTGTTCTTCGTAGAATTTGTAAAAATATTCGTTGAAATTTAAATTGTCGTTTCTTGCACCAAAGTGTGTGTCAGTAATAATTGCTATTTTCAATCGTCTAATTCCATAAAGTTTTCTAATCCTTTTGCATTATCTTTAGTAACTTCTTTCTTTTTAGGTTTATATACAGCCTCATCAGGCACCATAACATTGACATCAAAACCACTTACTGAATAGTTTGTACTGTCTCCTGGCATAGTTACATAAGGAACAAATTCTTGTTTTTCAATCATTCTGTGTTTGACATGACTTTGTTTTTTTTCTTTTTGTATTCTACGAATAAAGGCATAATAAATTATTTGTGTAAAATATGAGAAAGGATTTTTAGATTTTTCGGGATCAAAGTTGTGAATGTATTGCAGACAGTTTTCAATACCATCTGAAATCATTTCTTGTCTGTATGTGTAATTAATAAAGTTTGGTCTATATGATAAACCATTTGCGATCTTTAGAAAACATGAACCAATATAGTTTGATACCATCGGTGGCTCTTCGCCTATTTCTTCTGCCTCTCGTTGTTTTTCTTTATACTCAACCATTGCTTCATGGAATTTTTTGTTATCAACGTAGTGGACACCTTTTGCTTTTGTACGAGCCATAGTGTTTCCTTTCATAATTTGTTCTTACTAATATACTACAAAAACAAGAAGTTGTCAAGATTGAAATAATATTATTTACTCATTGACAAACGATAAAAATCGTGTATAATAGGTCTTGTACCTTTTTCAGATAATACACTAGTGAAAGGTTTTATCATCTACTTCAAAGTTTTCTAGTATAGCTTCTAAATCTTCTTCGGCAACAAGATTTTCTTGTTCATCTCTATCTTCCATTTCAATTCGATCTAGGTCTTCGTCACTAGGACTTTTTGTTTTTAAAACAATATCTAAGTTTTTTAAGATGTGTTCGTAATATCTGGATAACCCTGCACTTGCTGGTGTCATAATTACGATAGAATTTTTTTCAATAAGAAACACTTCCTCATCTGAATAAGGTTGCACCCATCTGCCCAAAGCAAGAGATTCTACAACACCTGTTGCAGTAGGTCTTGAAACAGTCTCCATAAGCAAGGGGGACTCTATTTTAATTTGAGTTTCTTGTTTATCTAAAACTGTACAAAGAATATCTTCTCCATTAGAAAGCTTTACTATATGGTAGTTCATAAAGTTATCCTATCTACTTTGTATTGAAATTGTTCTTCCTTGTATATATTTAGTCGTTGTCTAAAGTGTCTGTATGTGAAGTTTGGTCTAGATTTGTATGTGATGTTGTCAGAAATGTCAAACAGACGAACACTTGATTTAGTCTCTGATTGTCTAAGTCCACGGCCAATAGACTGCAAGACTCTGATTCTGCTTTTTGAAGGTGAGGCGAACACGATGTTATGAATATTGCGAATGTTAACACCAGTAGAAAAAGTGCCATAGGATGCAATAATAATGGCGTTTGTTTCTTTTTCTGCGATTGCTCTGATTTCTTCTCTTGTACTTGTTGTTGTTCCACCATGTACAAAAAACACCTTTCTGTCTAACTTTTTAATTTCGTTGTGTAGTACAACCCCATGTTTTTCTACCAACTGAAAAAGTAAAAGTGTATTTCCTTTTACAGATTTACAGAGGTTTTCTAAAAATTTATTGCGTTTGGGGTGTGATACAATGTAATTTATTTCCTCTGCATATGTGTAGTATCGTACTCTTTTAGCTTCTTCCTCTGTGTGTTTTAATACTACACAATTAATATCAAGCTGTGCAACAGTTTTATTATCCATCAATTCTTTTGTGGACGTAACTTTTTTCACTTGACCAAACAAACCCTCTAGTACTAATCTGTGAGTTTGTGTACCATCAAGTGTACCTGTCAAACCGAATCTATATTTTACATCTCTACTACGAACCATAATATCAGTGAGTGATTTTGCTTTGAACGTATGAGCCTCATCACCGATAACACAACCAAACTGCGAAAAGTATTGACTATGCATTTTGTAAACAGATTGCCAAGTAGAAATAATTACTGGTTTAGTTTTGTGTGTTTTATCCTGACCAGCATAAACTCTGTGAATGTATTCTTCTTTCCATCCATAGTCAATAAAGTCAGAGGTCATCTGTTCAACCAAAGATGTTGTTGGTACGAGGATAAGTGTTTTCAATCCCATTAGGTGATAATACCTAACAAGTGTGTAGATTATAAGTGACTTACCCGAAGCAGTAGGAGACAAAAGAAGACAGCGATTTGTTGATAGAGCATGATGGATGGCATCAATTTGATAGTCTCTAAATGCAATAGGTTTCCCTTTAGAGGTTGGCCGTAATGATTCGGCAAAGTCTCTAACGCTCTTACTACTAACATTCCTGTCATTCTCTACTCCTTCTTCTAATATATATTCAATTGATTTTTTAGTGCAGTACTCTTTTATATATGGTAAAAGACCAACATAAATTCTACCATTGTGCGGAGAAAATAATCGTATTTTTCCATCCCACATACGATTACGATACTGAGGCATGAACTTTGCTCCAGGCACCTCAAATGTAAAATAGTCTGATAACTCTCTTGCCAAGTCTTCATCTACATCACACTGAAGATAGACTTCATTTACTTTAGATATTAACATCTTGCAAACTATTTGATTCTCCATACTTACCTCTAATAATAAAATTCCAAGATACACTTATTCTTTCAGAACCAGTTGGAGGCACCCAATGTGTCAACCAAGAAGGAAAGATAATACCAACTCCAGTATTGCAAGGTATTGCAACAATATCAGAGTTGAGTGTATTATCTTTATGTTTATCTGGCCGCATTACATGAGCTTGCGGTCTTGGATCAAAAAATTGTATGGGTGATGATAACTCATCAGACTTTACATAAAATACACCAGAGAACAGATGATTTGAGTGTGTATGTGGTGCGTGTGCGTTTCCTTTAGGTAATGCGTTACCCCACATTCCTGTCATCTCTAATGAATTACACTTAAACTCCATCTTCTTCACGACCTCTTGAGTTGCTTCATTGATGGTATTTTTTAAACTTTCAAACTCTGGTATTTTATGAAGATTATTTTTAGTGTGTTTTGATAAACCACTAACATCTGTAGTTTCTTTGTTTCTTGTTCCGTTTATATAATCAATCATAATCTGTTGTTCTTCTTGTTTCATCTTATGATCAAATATGTGTAATGCTGTCGGAAACATTAAATGTGTATTGATTTCCATTACATTAACCAACAAGTGATGCTGTATCTAGTACCTTCTGTAACTTTTAAAACTTCGTGTGGGAACATAAAGTTTGACGGAAATACAATTGCAGACCCAGCTTTTGTTACAAACTTTCTACCAGAAATTACAATTTCACCACCTTTGTAATCATCGTTTAAAAATAGTAGAACAGTAACTTGTGGATATCCCCACTGTTGACCATGACTATGATGAATATTGTCAACGTGGTTTGACATAAATCCACCTTCACTGTATTTACTAATACGAAAGTCTGTCAAATGTTGAACATTAAAGTATGGAAATTGTTCTTTGTATTTGTCTATTGCTAATCGGTAACATGGTTTTATTTGAGCATGATATGGTTTACCACTTCTTATCCAGAAATCTTCACTTACGACTCTATCCTGTTTAACAACTTTACCACTGTCGTGTGTAGAGTATGTAGAATTATCATATTTAAACTTTGCATTTTTAACATCATCACATATTTGTGGTGCAACGATGTTTTCAAAATACTTTATATAATCAGTGACCCAATATTCTCTTTCTTGTGTCATTTGTAAAAATCCAATCTATCTGAATTTGCATCGCTTCTGTATGTTTTAAAAACTACACAAGTTCTTAACTCATAACATTGTCTTGAAACTGGCATGGCTTGGTGATTTAGTTTTGCATCAAAAACAAATAAACGATTTCCAATATAGTTTACATATTTTTCTATTTCATTTTCTTGTTCATTCCATATAGCAGTACCACCCATCCACTCTGGTTTCCAATCAAGTCTTGGATAATATATCATTGTAAAATCACCATCATCAGTATGTAAATGTGGTTCTATACCATGTGTGTGTGCATTACAATAAATTCGTTTGAAACTTTTAACTTTATATCTATTTTCAAAATCATATTTTTTCTTTGCTGTTAACCATATTGGTGCAAGAAAACCGTATTCTGGTTCAATTAATTCTTTACCGCAAAATATGTGCCAGTGTTTATTAATTCCTGTCTTGCCGTTAGATTTGTGTTCATATCCCCACATAAGAGTACTCATTTTTTCTTGAATATCTTCTGCATCATTTTGTTCTAATACATTATCGTAAATATCACATATCATCAGTATGTCACTCCTGCTTCAAATTTTTTCCATTCTATTGCGTTCTTAATATCCCATCCACGATTATCAACTGATTTGATAACTCCTTTGATATAATCTACAACCACTTCTAGGTAACCAACCTTGTTCTCTGCATTGATAATATCCTCATCAGAGGTAATATAAACAGATAGGTCTGTCTTTAAAACTTTAAGGTCAAATGGTTTGGATGCGTAGATTTTTGCATCAGCCTTACCACCATAGTATTCCCACTTCTCACGATACAAACGCTTGTAGTCACCTTTTGCTTTAAACAAAAGAAGTTCGTATCTAGATTTGTGGTCTAGGTATGTGGCTTTGATTTCTTGATTTTTTAATGATTCGGTGTCTAAGTGTTCATCATCTATCTTCAAGTCTCTTTGGACTTGAATTTTCAATTCGTCAAGGTTCATTATTACTCCATATTATGTATCAAGTGTATGCATAGTATATATCTTGTATCTAAAGTCTATTGTTGCGGTTAGGTATTGTACATCTTCAGCTGATTGACTAAAATTTAATGAACTTAGTGAAACAGGAAACAAATCTTCAAATCTTACTTCTAATACAGGATTATTTTTATTTGTTAAAACTGTTAATGTTGCATCAGAATAAAACGATCTATCAGCCGTAGGCTTTCCTACTTTACCGATATCAGTATTTCCTCCAGCGCCTGCGGTTGGAGTATTTGATGTATTAGAACGAAAGTCTGTAAACTGTTCACGTTCTTTAGGAAAACCAATTCCTATTAACCAGTTATGACATGAGATATAATTTTCAAGGTTTTCATCAACAATAAAAGTTACAATTAGATTACCAAAAGTAACTTGATCTCCAACAATAGGTATCTGTTTAAAAGGTGTAGGTAAAACTAATTCACCTAAAGTTACATCAGGAATGTTAGCTTCTGTAGTGAAGAACTCAACCTTTGGTAGTTGATGGATACCAAATTTAAACTGTGTTGGACTCAAATAATCCAGAACAGTTGGTTGTCTTCCTAATGGTGATGTTTCTGTTGTCATACCAGTATTTATAACGAAAAAAACAACCTGTTCCACTTATGGTAGGAGTTATGTGCTAAACAACCTGTTCCACTTATGCCAGAATATAACCTTAGAACGAAAGTGAGGAATCAATGATACAGTGGTTTAAGATCACCATCAAGATTGCTACTCAGTAGATAAATAAAAAAAAGGGGGGAACAAATCCCCCCTTCTTTCTTTTAGTATTAGTCTTACATAAGGTTAGTAACTTTAACTTTTCTGTAATACTTGTTAGATGCAGATGAGATTGAAATCGCACCGTCAGTAGATGCACCAACTGTTCCAGTATGGAATGGGTTAGCAGCAATACCGTAACGAGTTTTGAAACCAATCTTAGGTTGGAATGTATTCTCACCAACCGCACGAACCATTTGTAGTGGAACGTATGGGCAGTAGAACATACCAGCATCATAAGGTGATGTACCTTTATAACCAACAACGTAGTACTGTGATGCGGCTACGTTTGCAGCATATGGATCAACATACACTTTGTAACGACCATTCATAACACCAGCAAATGTTGTTGAAGTATCGTCAACATTCAAGTTGTTGTTAAGAGCAGGAGTGTAATCAAGAACACCTGCCATCTGAAGTGCAGAAGCAACATCAGCTGAACAGAGGATCATGTTACCTTTACCACGGCGAGTCTGTTGACCGATAGCGTTGGCATCTCTCTCAATTGCGAACATCAAACCTTTGAACTTCTCAACTGACCAACGACCGTTTGAGTCGGTGTCCAGATCAAAGATACCAGCAGTTGTTGTGTTTACTTGAGCACCTTTAACAGCAGAAACGTAGATGTTACGCACAACCTCACGGTTGATTTCAGCAAGGATTTCAGCAGACAAGATGTTTGCAAGTTCTGTTTCTGC